AAGATATCGTTGGCGTATGGACTGTATGTCACGGACACACCGGAAAAGACATCATGCCCGGTAAAACGTATACCGAAGCAGAATGCAAAGCCCTCCTGAATAAAGACCTTGCCACGGTCGCCAGACAAATTAACCCGTACATCAACGTCGATATACCGGAAACAACGCGCGGCGCTCTTTACTCGTTCGTTTACAACGTGGGCGCTGGCAATTTCAGAACATCGACGCTTCTTCGCAAAATAAACCAGGGCGATATCAAAGGCGCATGTGATCAGCTACGGCGCTGGACATACGCTGGCGGTAAGCAATGGAAAGGGCTGATGACTCGCCGCGAGATTGAGCGTGAAGTCTGTTTGTGGGGGCAACAATGAGCAGGGTAACCGTTATTATCTCCGCTCTGGTTATCTGCATTATCGCCTGCCTGTCATGGGCTGTTAATCATTACCGTGATAACGCCATCGCCTACAAAGAGCAGCGCGATAAAGCCACATCCATCATCGCTGATATGCAGAAGCGGCAACGTGATGTAGCAGAACTTGACGCCAGATACACAAAGGAGCTTGCTGATGCTAATGCGACTATCGAAAGTCTCCGTGCTGATGTTTCTGCTGGGCGTAAGCGCCTGCAAGTCTCCGCCACCTGTGCAAAGTCAACGACCGGAGCCAGCAGCATGGGCGATGGAGAAAGCCCAGGACTTACAGCAGATGCTGAACTCAATTATTACCGTCTCCGAGGTGGAATCGACAAGATAACCGCGCAGGTTAACTACCTGCAGGAATACATCAGGACGCAGTGCTTAAAATAATTTTAATTTCACTGAAATTTAACAAGTGACTTTCAGGAAAATGCCTCGCAGATGCGGGGCATTTTTGTACCGGTATTTCACCGCGCACCGCAGCGCACAATAAACACCGAACCTGACCCTTTGGAATGGGCCTTTGAGGATACCAGTTAGTGCTGGCGAGCCTCGGTGGGCTGGTTTCCTGTGCGGCAAAGGTTCATTTCAAAGAAGCAGGCAACGCCATGAATGAATTAATTGCGAATCATGACTTCGACTTTCGCCAGTTAGTTACCGCAGCAGAAGGTCAACCGGTAACTGACACCTTCCAGATTGCCAGGGCATTTGGTAAACGCCATCAGCATGTGATTAGGGCTATTAAATGTTTGAGATGTTCTGAGGAATTCTCGACAACCCATTTTTGGGCCGTCGAGAAAATCAATGACTTAGGGATTTTTGACAAGAAACAGATTTACTACCGCATGGACTTTAGTGGCTTCGTTATGCTGGTTATGGGATTTAACGGGGCAAAAGCCGATGCTGTTAAAGAAGCCTATATCAATGCGTTTAACTGGATGTCAGCAGAACTCCGTAAGTACAGCGAAAGTTATGAAGCAGAACGTAACGCCGTAATGCTGGAGTACATGAAAGAGAAGGATGTCGCCAGCATGTCAGGCCGTCTGCTCAATCGCTGGGGGAGAACGAAAAAACCTCAATTGCTTGCAAAGCTGGAACGTCTGGAGAGACAGGGACAGTTTTTATTACCGGGATTCGATAAAGGTATTCAAGCCTGACACATTATGCGCTGTATCGTCGCCGTATTCCCGCATTAACCATGACCGTAGCCCGACGGGGAATTCCTTCTGCGTGAGTGTGCGGGAATAATCAAAAACGATGCACACCGGGTTTTACTGTGCTGACAGACGCAGGGTTACCCTCATAGTCGCTTTTCCGGTGCGATGGTGGAAGAAACCGGGATGTTCATCCATCATCACTTTGGATTGATGTATATGCTCTCTTTTCTGACGTTAGTCTCCGACGGCAGGCTTCAATGACCCAGGCTGAGAAATTCCCAGACCCTTTTTGCTCAAGAGCGATGTTAATTTGTTCAATCATTTGGTTAGGAAAGCGGATGTTGCGGGTTGTTGTTCTGCGGGTTCTGTTCTTCGTTGACATGAGGTTGCCCCGTATTCAGTGTCGCTGATTTGTATTGTCTGAAGTTGTTTTTACGTTAAGTTGATGCAGATCAATTAATACGATACCTGCGTCATAATTGATTATTTGACGTGGTTTGATGGCGTAGATGCACGTTGTGACATGTAGATGATAATCATTATCATATTGCGGGTCCTTTCCGGCGATCCGACATGTTACGGGGCGGCGACCTCGCGGGTTTTCGCTATTTATGAAAATTTTCCGGGAACCATGTCCGGTTTCTCTTCAAGTTAACTATATGAAAAATATAAAAACAGGTCTTCTGTGAACCGGACATGCACAAAAAATAGATATGTAAACCGGACATGACCGGTTTTGTTGTGATTGTGAGGTGAGAGTTTTTGCGAGGTGAGGAGTGGCTACGCAGACTGAAGTTGCCAGGCATTTAAGTCTGACCGATCGCCAGCTTCGCAGATTGCAGAAATTGCCGGGTGCCCCGATATCAAATAAGCGAGGGCAACTGGATCTGGATGCCTGGCGCGATTTTTACATATCGTATCTGAGGAGAAGTAAAAACGATGTGCCTGATGGCGATAGCGAAGACGACTATGAGGAAAAATTGCTTATTGCCAGATGGGAACTGACAGCAGAACAGGCTGTTACACAGCAGTTAAAAAATGAGGTGTCAAAAGGAAAACTTATTGACACCGGGTTCTGTATTTTTGCCCTCAGTAAGCTGGCAATGGCGTTATCCAGTACGCTTGATTCCATCCCTTTATCCATGCAACGACAGTTTCCTGATTTAACACCGCGCCATCTTGACCATCTGAAAACCCTTATTGCGAAGGGGGCAAATCAGTGTGCGCGGGCGGGGGATAAATTACCGGATTTACTCGATGAATATATCAGAGCAACAACTGAATAATATGATGAGTGCTGTCACAACAGCATTACAGCCCCTGATAAGGGCATTGCCGGTGACGCCAGTTGAATGGGCTGATCAAAATTATTATCTGCCTAAAGAATCTTCATATGGTGAGGGAGAATGGAAAACGCTGCCATTCCAGATCGCCATCATGAACAGCATGGGGAATGATCAGATCCGCACTGTTAATCTGATTAAATCTGCCCGTGTTGGCTATACAAAGATGTTGCTGGGGGTGGTCGGGTATTTTATTGAGCATAAATCCCGAAACAGTCTGCTTTTTCAGCCCACGGATTCTGCCGCTGAAGATTTTATGAAGTCTCACGTGGAGGCGACGATTCGGAACGTGCCATGCCTGAAAGACCTTTCCCCATGGCTGGGGCGTAAACATCGTGACAATACTCTCACGCTGAAACGCTTTTCATCGGGCGTCGGTTTCTGGTGCCTGGGCGGCGCTGCCGCCAAAAACTACCGTGAAAAATCCGTGGACGTGGTCTGCTATGACGAACTTTCCTCGTTCGAGCCGGATGTCGAAAAAGAGGGCTCGCCAACCCTGCTGGGGGATAAGCGTATTGAGGGGTCGGTGTGGCCAAAATCCATTCGCGGCTCGACGCCTAAAATCAAAGGCACCTGCCAGATCGAAAAAGCCGCTAACGAGTCGGCGCATTTTATGCGTTTTTATGTGCCCTGCCCGCACTGTGGGGAGGCGCAGTATCTGAAATTTGGCGATGAGTCCACGCCTTTTGGGCTTAAATGGGAGAAGGACAGCCCCGAAAGTGTTTTCTACCTCTGTGAACATCATGGCTGCGTGATCCATCAGTCTGAACTGGACCAGAGCAACGGGCGGTGGATCTGTGAAAACACGGGCATGTGGACCCGTGACGGTCTGACGTTTTTCAGCGCCCGGGGTGATGAAATTCCGCCGCCGCGCTCCATCACGTTCCATATCTGGACGGCGTACAGTCCGTTTACCACCTGGGTACAGATAGTCTATGACTGGCTGGATGCACTGAAAGATCCCAACGGCCTGAAAACCTTTGTGAACACCACGCTGGGCGAGACCTGGGAAGAAGCCGTGGGCGAAAAACTCGATCACCAGGTACTGATGGATAAGGTCGTGCATTACACGGCGGCGGTACCTGCCCGGGTGGTTTATCTGACGGCGGGCATTGACTCGCAGCGAAACCGTTTTGAGATGTATGTCTGGGGATGGGCACCGGGAGAGGAAGCTTTTCTGGTGGATAAAATCATCATTATGGGCCGTCCCGATGAGGAAGAGACGCTGTTACGTGTGGATGCGGCGATCAACAAAAAATACTGCCATGCAGACGGAACCGAAATGACCATTTCCCGTGTCTGCTGGGACACCGGGGGGATCGATGGTGAAATTGTCTATCAGAGGTCAAAAAAACACGGTGTTTTCCGGGTGCTGCCGGTAAAAGGCGCATCTGTCTATGGCAAGCCGGTGATCACCATGCCGAAAACCCGCAATCAGCGGGGCGTGTATCTGTGTGAAGTGGGGACGGACACCGCAAAAGAAATTCTCTATGCCCGTATGAAAGCCGATCCCACTCCTGCGGATGAAGCCACGTCGTATGCCATCCGTTTTCCTGATGATCCGGAGATTTTTTCGCAGACAGAGGCGCAGCAACTGGTGGCGGAAGAGCTTGTGGAGAAGTGGGAAAAAGGAAAGATGCGTCTGCTGTGGGATAACAAAAAGCGACGTAACGAAGCGCTGGACTGCCTGGTGTATGCCTACGCGGCATTACGTGTGTCCGTGCAACGCTGGCAGCTTGATCTGGCTGTACTGGCAAAATCCCGGGAAGAAGAGACGACCCGGCCAACCCTGAAAGAACTGGCAGCGAAGCTGTCCGGAGGAGTGAATGGTTACAGTCGCTGAACTGCAGGCGCTGCGTCAGGCGCGCCTTGATTTATTAACCGGTAAACGGGTGGTGTCTGTCCAGAAAGATGGTCGCAGAATTGAATATACGGCGGCTTCTCTGGATGAGCTTAACCGGGCGATCAATGATGCGGAGTCGGTACTGGGGACAACCCGACGTCGCCGTCGTCCGCTGGGAGTGAGGTTATGAAACGAACGCCTGTCCTGATTGATGTGAACGGTGTTCCGCTTCGGGAGAGCCTCAGCTACAACGGGGGCGGTGCAGGATTTGGCGGGCAAATGGCGGAGTGGTTGCCACCGGCGCAGAGTGCCGATGCGGCCCTGTTGCCCGCGTTGCGTCTGGGCAATGCCCGTGCAGATGATCTGGTGCGCAATAACGGGATAGCGGCCAATGCGGTGGCCCTGCATAAGGATCATATTGTCGGGCATATGTTTCTGATCAGCTACCGTCCGAACTGGCGCTGGCTGGGGATGCGGGAGACCGCAGCAAAAAGCTTTGTCGATGAGGTGGAGGCGGCCTGGTCGGAATACGCCGAAGGGATGTCTGGCGAGATCGACGTGGAAGGAAAACGCACGTTCACGGAATTTATCCGTGAAGGTGTGGACGTTCATGCGTTTAACGGCGAAATCTTTGTGCAGCCGGTCTGGGATACGGAAACCACGCAGTTATTCCGTACGCGTTTTAAAGCCGTGAGTCCGAAACGGGTGGACACGCCAGGACACGGTATGGGGAACCGTTTTCTGCGGGCCGGGGTGGAGGTCGATCGATATGGCCGTGCCGTTGCGTACCATATCTGTGAGGATGATTTTCCGTTCTCCGGGAGTGGACGATGGGAACGGATCCCGCGTGAACTTCCCACCGGGCGTCCGGCCATGCTGCATATTTTCGAGCCGGTGGAGGACGGGCAGACCCGTGGGGCCAACCAGTTTTACAGCGTCATGGAACGGCTGAAGATGCTCGATTCCCTGCAGGCAACACAGCTTCAGTCGGCCATTGTGAAAGCCATGTATGCAGCGACGATTGAAAGTGACCTTGATACCGAAAAGGCCTTTGAATATATCGCCGGTGCGCCGCAGGGGCAGAAGGATAATCCGCTTATTAATATTCTGGAGAAGTTCTCCAGCTGGTATGACACGAATAACGTGACGCTGGGTGGTGTCAAAATTCCGCACCTTTTCCCCGGGGATGATCTGAAACTACAGACTGCGCAGGATTCAGACAATGGATTTTCGGCGCTTGAACAGGCGCTGCTGCGGTATATCGCCGCCGGTCTTGGCGTTTCCTACGAACAGTTGTCCCGTGATTACTCGAAGGTCAGTTATTCAAGTGCCAGGGCCTCTGCCAATGAGTCGTGGCGCTATTTTATGGGGCGGCGAAAATTTATTGCGGCCCGGCTGGCCACGCAGATGTTTTCCTGCTGGCTGGAAGAGGCACTTCTTCGGGGGATTATTCGTCCGCCACGGGCGCGTTTTGATTTTTATCAGGCGCGATCAGCCTGGTCACGGGCTGAGTGGATTGGAGCCGGAAGAATGGCCATTGACGGGCTCAAGGAAGTCCAGGAATCAGTGATGCGCATTGAGGCCGGACTGAGCACGTATGAGAAAGAGCTGGCGCTGATGGGCGAGGATTATCAGGACATTTTCCGCCAGCAGGTCAGGGAATCTGCTGAGCGACAAAAAGCCGGACTCTCACGTCCGGTGTGGATAGCGCAGGCGTATGAGCAGCAGATAGCGGAGAGTCGCAGGCCGGAAGAGGAGACAACACCCCGTGAGACGTAATCTTTCACACAATATTGCCGCAGCATTCAATGAACCGCTGCTTCTGGAGCCCGCCTATGCGCGGGTTTTCTTTTGCGCGCTCGGGCGCGAGATGGGGGCATCAAGTCTTTCGGTACCACAACAGCAGGTACAGTTTGATGCTCCCGGAATGCTGGCTGAAACGGACGAGTACATGGCCGGAGGTAAACGACCGGCCCGTGTTTACCGGGTGGTGAACGGTATTGCGGTACTGCCGGTGACCGGCACGCTGGTGCACCGGCTGGGGGGGATGCGGCCATTTTCCGGAATGACTGGCTATGACGGCATTGTCGCCTGTCTTCAGCAGGCAATGGCAGATAGCCAGGTGCGGGGCATACTGCTGGACATTGACAGTCCGGGCGGGCAGGCCGCCGGCGCGTTTGACTGCGCTGACATGATTTACCGCCTCCGTCAGCAGAAGCCGGTCTGGGCACTGTGCAATGACACGGCCTGTTCTGCAGCCATGCTGCTGGCGTCGGCCTGCTCCCGACGGCTGGTTACCCAGACATCCCGTATCGGCTCCATTGGCGTGATGATGAGCCATGTCAGCTATGCCGGTCATCTGGCGCAGGCCGGTGTGGATATCACGCTGATTTACTCAGGGGCGCACAAGGTGGATGGCAATCAGTTTGAAGCCTTACCGGCAGAGGTTCGCCAGGACATGCAGCAGCGCATTGATGCGGCGCGCCGGATGTTTGCCGAAAAAGTGGCCATGTTTACCGGTCTGTCTGTTGATGCCGTCACGGGAACAGAGGCCGCCGTTTTTGAAGGTCAGTCCGGCATTGATGCCGGGCTGGCGGATGAATTAGTCAATGCGTCGGATGCCATCAGTGTGATGGCCACGGCGCTGAACAGTAATGTCAGAGGAGGCACTATGCCGCAATTAACTGCAACGGAAGCCGCCGCGCAGGAGAACCAGCGAGTGATGGGGATCCTGACATGCCAGGAAGCGAAAGGACGTGAACAGCTTGCCACGATGCTGGCAGGACAACAGGGCATGAGCGTTGAACAGGCACGGGCGATTCTGGCCGCGGCGGCACCGCAGCAGCCGGTGGCATCCACGCAGAGTGAAGCCGATCGCATTATGGCGTGTGAAGAAGCGAACGGTCGTGAACAACTGGCGGCAACGCTGGCGGCGATGCCGGAGATGACGGTGGAAAAAGCCCGCCCGATCCTGGCTGCTTCACCGCAGGCGGATGCCGGACCCTCACTCCGTGATCAGATCATGGCACTGGATGAGGCAAAAGGGGCTGAGGCGCAGGCTGAACAGCTGGCTGCCTGCCCGGGAATGACTGTGGAGAGCGCCCGGGCTGTGCTGGCTGCGGGATCAGGTAAGGCAGAACCGGTCTCTGCATCCACAACCGCCCTGTTTGAACGCATCATGGCGAACCATTCACCGGCAGCGGTACAGGGTGGCGTGCCACAGACGTCAGCAGACGGTGATGCGGACGTGAAAATGCTCATGGCCATGCCATGAAGCCAGTGCTGACCATCAACAGGAGGTTTTTACAATATGGTGACGAAAACTATCACTGAACAGCGTGCGGAAGTACGTATTTTTGCCGGTAATGATCCGGCTCATACCGCCACAGGCAGCAGCGGGATTTCCTCGGCAACACCGGCACTGACGCCACTGATGCTGGATGAGGCCACCGGGAAACTGGTGGTCTGGGACGGACAAAAAGCCGGTAGTGCGGTTGGCATACTGGTACTGCCGCTTGAAGGCACAGAGACGGCGCTGACCTATTACAAGTCGGGGACCTTTGCGACGGAGGCAATCCGCTGGCCTGAAAGTGTGGATGAACACAAAAAGGCCAACGCCTTTGCCGGCAGTGCCCTGAGTCACGCGGCGCTGCCGTAACACGTTATCAGGCCACCGCGGTGGCCTGACTGATTTCTGAATGAAAGGAACTGATTTATGGGATTGTTTACGACCCGCCAGTTACTCGGTTATACCGAACAAAAAGTGAAATTTCGTGCGCTGTTTCTGGAGCTGTTTTTCCGCCGTACGGTGAATTTCCATACCGAAGAGGTGATGCTGGACAAAATTACCGGAAAAACGCCGGTGGCGGCCTATGTTTCCCCGGTTGTTGAAGGAAAAGTGCTGCGTCATCGTGGTGGTGAAACCCGCGTGTTACGTCCGGGCTACGTCAAGCCGAAACACGAATTTAATTACCAGCAGGCGGTTGAGCGTCTTCCCGGTGAAGATCCGGCTCAGCTGAACGACCCGGCCTACCGTCGTCTGCGTATCATCACTGATAACCTCAAACAGGAAGAGCACGCCATTGTCCAGGTGGAAGAAATGCAGGCGGTGAATGCCGTGCTGTATGGCAAATACACGATGGAAGGAGACCAGTTCGAGAAAATTGAGGTCGATTTTGGCAGGTCGACGAAGAATAACATCACTCAGGGTAGTGGTAAGGAGTGGTCAAAACAGGATCGTGACACGTTCGATCCTACACATGATCTTGACCTCTACTGCGACCAGGCCAGCGGTCTTGTGAATATTGCCATTATGGACGGTACCGTCTGGCGTCTGCTGAATGGCTTTAAATTGTTCCGCGAAAAACTGGATACCCGTCGCGGCTCTAATTCGCAACTCGAAACAGCGGTGAAAGACCTGGGCGCGGTGGTGTCCTTCAAAGGGTATTACGGCGATCTGGCCATTGTGGTGGCAAAAACGTCTTATGTGGCAGAGGACGGTACCGAAAAACGTTATCTGCCTGAGGGCTCGCTGGTCCTGGGGAATACGGCAGCAGAGGGCATTCGTTGCTATGGTGCCATTCAGGATGCGCAGGCGTTGTCCGAAGGTGTGGTGGCCTCTTCCCGTTATCCGAAACACTGGCTGACGGTAGGGGATCCCGCCCGTGAATTTACCATGACGCAGTCCGCGCCGCTGATGGTGTTGCCGGACCCGGATGAGTTTGTGGTGGTACAGGTGAAATAATCCGTGAGCGGGGGCGAAATGCCCCCGTGTCTTTTTTCACAGGGGGATGATATGGCAACGAAAGAGCAAAATCTGAAACGGCTTGATGAACTGGCCCTGATTCTGGGGCGTGAGCCGGATATATCCGGGAGTGCCGCAGAGATAGCGCAGCGGGTGGCAGAATGGGAAGAGGAAATGCAGTCATCCGGCGATGATGTACAGGTTATGAATATGGATATCCGGGAGAGGGAAAACGCGGCTCATGATGTTCGTGAGGAAACATCCGGCGCGTTAACGCGCATCAGAGTTCTGACCTGCCTCCATCTCTGTGGCGTTGATGGTGAAACGGGGGAATCCGTTGAGCTTGCGGATGTTGGTCGGGTGATTCTGATTATGTCCTCAGATGCAAAAACACACGTTGATGGTGGAATGGCTGTTTATGCGTGATTTTCAGAATGCCTTTGATGCCGCCCTTGCCGGGGTGGACAGTACGATTGTTGAAGTGATGGGCATCAGTGCGCAGTTCACCTCGGGGGCACAGTGTGGCAGCGAAGTTCAGGGGGTTTTTGACGATCCGGAGTCGCTGGGGTTTGCCGGTAGCGGGGTCCGTATTGAAGGAAGCTGCCCGTCATTATTTGTACGGACGGATACGGTTCGTGCTGTGCGGCGTGGTGACACGCTGACCATTAATGGTGAGACATTCTGGGTGGATCGTGTTTCTCCGGATGACGGGGGCAGTTGTTATCTCTGGCTCAACCGTGGGCAACCACCGGCAGTTAACCGGCGACGATAAACGCAGGGTGAATTATGGCGATAAAAGGGCTTGATCAGGCGATTGAAAATCTGAGCCGGGTTCGTAAAAACGCCATTCCGGCGGCTTCAGCAATGGCCATTAACCGCGTGGCCACAACGGCGATTAATCAGTCTTCGTCACAGGTTGCCCGGGAGACCAGGGTGAGCCGGAAACTGGTAAAGGAACGGTCCAGACTGAAACGGGCCACGGTCAGAAATCCGAATGCCAGAATTATCGTTAACCGCGGTGATCTCCCGGTGATTAAGCTGGGGATCAGGATGCCGGGGCGTCGTCCGGACAGCATACTCAAAGCCGGTCAGCATCGTTATCAGCGGGCATTTATTCAGCGATTAAAAAATGGTCGCTGGCATGTCATGCAGCGTGTGGTCGGGAAAAACCGTTACCCCATTGATGTGGTGAAAATCCCGATGGCGGCCCCACTGAAACAGGCGTTTGATGAGAATGTTGACCGTATCCGGCGTGAACGTCTGCCCGGAGAACTGGCATACGCGCTGAAACAACAACTGAGGATTGCGATAAAACGATGAAACATACTGATATCCGTGCTGCAGTGCTGGATGCACTGGAGCTGCATGAACACGGGGCGACGCTGTTTGATGGTCGCCCCGTTGTTTTTGACGAAGAGGATTTTCCCGCGGTCGCGGTTTATCTGACGGATGCAGAGTATACCGGTGAAGAGCTGGATGCAGATACCTGGCGGGCCACACTGCATATTGAGGTGTTTTTACCAGCACAGGTACCGGATTCGGAGCTGGATTCGTGGATGGAAAGCCGGATTTATCCGGCGATGACTGCGATCCCGGCACTGGCAGACCTGATTACCACGATGGTTACGCAGGGCTATGAGTATCGTCGTGATGACGATATGGCGTTATGGAGTTCTGCGGATCTGACTTATTCCATTACATACGAGATGTGAGGACGATATGTCAACACCAAATCCCCTTGAGCCGGTAAAAGGTGCCGGTACCACCCTGTGGGTTTATAACGGTCAGGGTGACGCCTATGCAAACCCGTTGTCAGACGATGACTGGCAGCGACTGGCTAAGGTGAAGGATCTGACGCCGGGCGAGATGACGGCAGAACCCTACGATGATAACTACCTGGATGATGAGGACGCGGACTGGACTGCGACCGGGCAGGGGCAGAAGTCTGCAGGAGATACCAGTTTTACGCTGGCCTGGAAACCGGGAGAAGAAGGTCAGAAAGGGCTTATAGGCTGGTTTGAAAGCGGGGATGTGCGGGCCTATAAAATCCGTTTCCCGAACGGCACGGTGGATGTGTTCCGTGGCTGGGTCAGCAGTATCGGTAAGGCCGTAACGGCGAAGGAAGTGATCACCCGCACGGTGAAAGTGACCAACGTGGGTAAACCTTCTGTGGCGGAAGAACGCAGCGAAATTACGCCGGTCACTGCGATTAAGGTGACGCCGACATCTGGTACGGTGGCAAAAGGGAAAACAACAACCCTGACGGTTTCTTTTGAGCCGGAAAGTGCAACCGACAAAACGTTCAGAGCGGTTTCCGCCGATCCGTCAACGGGAACCATTGCTGTGAAAGATATGGCGATCACTGTGACGGGGGTTAAGGCTGGAAAAGTGAGTATCCCCGTGATTTCCGGTAATGGTCAGTTTGCCACGGTAGCTGAAGTCACCGTTACTGAAGCGGGCGCTGCAGGGTAAACGGAGGTAATACATGTTTCTGAAAACCGAACAATTTGAATATAACGGTGTGTCCGTCACGCTTTCCGAGCTGTCTGCGCTGCAGCGTATCGAGCATCTTGCCCTGCTGAAACGACGGGCAGAACAGGCTGAAGCCAGCGGTAACCTGCAGGTGAGCGTGGAAGACCTTGTCAGAACCGGCGCGTTTCTGGTGGCGATGTCCCTGTGGCATAACCATCCACAGAAAACGGAGTCACCATCAATGAATGAGGCTGTGATGCAGATCGAACAGGAGGTGCTCACCACCTGGCCTGCTGATGCCATTGCCCGGGCGGAAGACGTGGTGTTGCGTCTGTCCGGGATGAGCGGGGCTGTTCATGTGGATACGGATATCACCGAAGTGGCGAAAAATAACGCGCTTACTGATGATGATTTTTCTGCGGGAAAGTCTTCGACGGCGAGCTGAATTTTGCCCTCAGACTGGCGCGAGAGATGGGGAGGCCTGACTGGCGCGCCATGCTTGCCGGGATGACATCCACCGAATATGCCGACTGGCGACATTTTTACCGCACGCATTATTTTCAGGATACCCAACTGGATATGCATTTTTCCGGGCTGATGTACGCTGTACTCAGCCTGTTTTTTTGCGATCCGGATATGCATCCCTCTGATTTCAGTCTGCTTGTCCCCCGGCATGAGGAAGAGCAGGTGGAGAGGCTGGATGAGGACAAAATGCTGATGCAGAAAGCGGCAGGACTTGCCGGAGGCGTCCGGTTCGGTGGGGACGGAGGGGGCGATATTTTATCGTCTGCGGATGTGGCGGATGTCATGGTGGATGATGCCGCATTAAGGATGGCTTCAGCGGGGATTCCAGGAGGTGTGAGATATGTCCCAGCCGGTTGGTGATCTTATTATTGACCTGAGTCTGGATGCGGTCCGTTTCGATGAGCAGATGAGCCGGGTAAGGCGTCATTTTTCAGGACTGGATACTGACGCCAGAAAAACCGCCAGTGCTGTTGAACAGGGCCTGAGCCGCCAGGCGCTGGCTGCACAAAAAGCCGGGATTTCCGTCGGGCAGTATAAAGCGGCCATGCGAACCCTGCCCGCACAGTTTACGGATATCGCCACGCAGCTTGCCGGTGGTCAGAATCCCTGGCTGATCCTGCTGCAACAGGGCGGTCAGGTGAAGGACTCCTTCGGCGGGATGATCCCCATGCTCAGGGGGCTTGCCGGTGCGATCACCCTGCCGATGGTCGGGGTCACCTCGCTGGCGGTGGCGACAGGTGCGCTGGCGTACGCCTGGTACCAGGGGGATTCCACGCTTTCAGCGTTTAATAAAACCCTGGTTCTTTCCGGTAATCAGTCCGGACTGACTGCCGATCGTATGCTGACTCTCTCAAGAGCCGGGCAGGCAGCAGGGCTGACGTTTAACCAGGCGAGAGAGTCACTGGCAGCCCTGGTGAATGCCGGTGTGCGTGGTGGTGAACAGTTTGATGCCATCAACCAGAGTGTCGCGCGTTTTGCGTCTGCATCCGGTGTGGAGGTGGATAAAGTCGCTGAAGCCTTCGGGAAGCTGACCACTGACCCGACGTCGGGACTGATGGCGATGGCGCGCCAGTTCCGTAACGTGACGGCAGAGCAGATTGCGTATGTTGCGCAGCTGCAGCGTTCCGGTGATGAGGCCGGGGCCTTACAGGCGGCGAACGATATCGCCACGAAAGGCTTTGATGAGCAGACCCGCCGCCTGAAAGAGAACATGGGCACGCTGGAGACCTGGGCAGACAGGACTGCACGGGCATTCAAATCCATGTG